CTTGCTATCCCCCCTAATTACCCTTATAAGGGCTTCTCAGGCCGAATTGTAAGGTTTTTAGGAAAATGCCTCAGAAACATATCCGAGCATTAACGAAGATGGAGATGTCTGACCAGCTTCACCGGATGAAATCGAGGTTTTTGTCGAATGATCGGGTAGAGGAGTTTGTCGATTTCCTTTTTCAGACAGCAATGGATGATGACCATAAGTGTCAGCACGTTGCGATCAAGGAGGTTTCTAGCAGACTTCTTCCCCAGGTTTCTTTTTCAAGCATTCCGAATCATGGTGGATCGGCCATTCAAATTAACATCTCGGGTTTGGAAGCGAAGATAGAAGAAAAGACGGTATCCGATGCCGAAGACATATATGCCCCGAATGGGCATGGTGAAATCTTGGATATCGAAGAGGATTAGTAATTGGTCCAAAGGCAGTTGGCGCGGCCAGCAGGAGGGTGCTCCCCTTGACGAAATTGTATTTCTTCGAGGGTCGGTCGTAATACCGGCATATACGCTAATTCTGCGGCTGAGGCTAGGAAGAAGTGTAAGCGGGGCTGTGGCAAGATCGTAAAAGTCTTGAATAAAACTCCGCCAAAAGGCGGCGGATGGGATAGAACTCGAAAAGATGGAAAGAGCCCTGCAAAATCTGCCCACGGAAAAGGACGGGGATATGGCCCCCCGCGAAAGAAGGGCTAGGTAGGTGGAAACCTTAGACCTATCGCTATTGGATTGGCAACGGGACGTTCTTTCGAACGCCGCCCGATTTAAGGTGATTGCCGCTGGTAGACGGACGGGAAAGTCCTATCTGGCGGCGGTAAGCCTGATTCTATCTGCCCTTAATGGAAAGCCTGGCAAGGTCTTTTACGTGGCTCCGACCCAAGGTCAAGCGCGGGACGTTATGTGGAATACCTTGTATGAGGTAGCCGGTCAGTTTATTACCCACCAAAACATTAACAATCTGGAGCTAACCTTGCACGGTGGGCACAAGATTCACCTAAAGGGCGCAGACAGGCCGGACACATTGCGGGGTGTTAGCTTAAAGCATTTGGTCATGGACGAATATGCGTTCATGAAGCCAGATGTATTTGAAAGTATCTTGCGTCCTGCGTTATCTGATAGGAAAGGCACGGCGTTGTTTATCGGAACCCCCGAAGGCCGGAACCATTTTTATGATCTTTATTTGGGTGCTCACGACTGGAAAGATTGGGCTCACTTCCACTACACCTCCTTTGATAATCCGATAGTGGATAGGGAGGAGATCGAACACGCAAGAAGCACCCTTCCTAATTACGCCTTCTTACAAGAGTACATGGCGTCCTTTGACGCTAAGACGCAAGGACACTTCAGTCCAGATAGCTTTGATTACTACGAAGAAAGACCCCAAGGAAGGTATGACGTTTATCTAGGCATTGACTTAGCTGGATTTAAAAACGTGGGGATGCGTAAGTCTAAGAAGCGTGACGACTCAGCCATTGCTGTGGTGTACGTCAACGATGAAGGTCACTGGTACGTTGAAGATATCATCCACGGTCAGTGGTCTCTTGATGATACAGCTAAAAATATCTTTAGCACCGTAGAAAAGCACCGGCCTGTTATCACAGGTATTGAGAAGGGGATAGCACAACAGGCGGTGTTTTCTCCGCTACAGGACATGATGCGCCGCACTAGCAGGGTGTTCAGGCTGGAACCCTTATCTCACGGCAACCAAAAGAAAGAAGACCGCATTTTGTGGGCTCTGGCAGGTCGATTTGAGAACAGGCTTATTCACCTCAAGAAAGGCGCGTGGAACGCCCGATTTGAAGATGAAGCAGGAAATTTCCCTTCTGTCTTAGTTCATGATGATCTTATTGATGCGCTCAGTTATGTAGACCAGATGGCCCGTGTTCCTTACTACACAAGGACTGATTTTGACAATGACGACTACGAACCTCTCGACGCCGTGGCTGGATACTAAATGGAAGACTTAGATCACATTGCAATCCAAGAGGATCTTCACGATTGGGTCTTTGACCTTACGGAATCGTGGAGACATCACTACGAAAACAACTACCTGAATACCCATGATGAGTATTTCAGGCTTTGGCGTGGAATCTGGACAGAGGAAGACCGTACTCGTGACAGTGAGCGGTCTCGACTGATTGCGCCTGCGCTACAGCAAGCCGTAGAGAGCAATGTTGCGGAGATTGAGACAGCCACATTCTCTCAGAGCACCCTGTTTGAGCTAGATGATGACGATGAAAACCCCCAGGATGTCGCGTTAATCCAGAAATTACTCCACAAAGACTTTGAAAGAGCCAATGTCCGACCTGCTATTGGGGAAATTTTGATCAATTCTGCGGTCTACGGGACGGGAATTGGTGAGTTAGTCATTGAAGAGTCTACGGAATACCGCCCTGTCACCCGCCCGATGGACGGAATGGAGGGCGCACAGCTAGGAGAGTACGGGGTTGAGAAGGTTACCCGCCCTCTTATCCGCCTTAAGCCCATTTTGCCTAAGAATTTCTTGATTGAGCCCAGTGCTACGTGCATTTCAAGTGCTCAGGGCGTGTGTGTTGACGAGATGGTAAGCCTACACAGCGTAAAAATGCTGATTGAGCAGGGTGTTTACCGTGATGTTCTCCTTAATTCAGACGCCGCTGACCTAGATTTGGCAAAGGATGCCGAGTTAGTAGTCCAGCCAGAGGGAACAATTCGGGTTAAGCGGTACTACGGCCACGTACCCCGTGATCTTCTTAAGGAAGCAGGGGTAAGTGAGGAAGATATCGAGGAGAAGGGCGAGTTTGTTGAGGCTATAGTGGTGATTGCCGATGGTGAGATCCTAAAAGCCCTTCCTAATCCTTATATGTGTCAGGACAGACCGATTACGGCCTTTAGCTGGGACAAGGTTCCCGGTAGGTTTTGGGGTCGCGGGGTATGCGAGAAGGGTTACATGAGCCAGAAGGCTCTTGATGCGGAAATGCGCGCACGTATTGATGCCCTCGCACTGACTACCCACCCGATGATGGCGGTGGATGCGGCAAAGATGCCCCGCGATTCCCGTTTTGAAGTAAGACCTGGCAAGATGATCTTGACCAACGGCAATCCGGCTGAATCGCTGATGCCATTTAACTTTGGTCAGGTTAATCAGATTACTTTTGGTCAGGCACAAGCCCTTCAGTTGATGGTTCAACAGGCAACGGGTGCGGTTGATAGCGCACAGTTAGCCCAAGGTCCGAGCTCAGACACCACAGCGGCAGGTATTTCCATGTCGATGGGTGCGGTGATGAAGCGTCAACGCCGAACCTTGGTGAACTTTCAAGAGAGTTTCTTTAAGCCCTTGATTAAGAAGCTGGCGTGGCGATATCAGCAATACGATCCAGAGACTTACCCGGTCAAGGACTTTACCTTCACGGTTGTCAGTAGTTTAGGCGTGATTGCGCGGGAATATGAGGTGGGTCAGCTAGCGCAGATCCTTCAAGTTACTCCGCCGGATTCTCCTTTGCACTCAGTCATCATGAGAGCCATCGTTGAACACCTGAACGTAACGTCTAAGGATAAGTTACTAGCCGCCATTGATGGGATGGGCCAGCCCAACCCCGAGGCACAGCAACAACAGCAACAAATTCAACAAATTCAGATGGCACTGCAAGAGGCGCAGATCCGAGCTATTCAGGGTCAGGCCGAGGAGTCAGCGGCACGGGCCGATAAGTATCGCGCCGAGGCTGATCTTTATCCGCAAGAGCTCATCCTCAAGTATGGGGATTCAGACAAGGACGGAAGGACTGACGACGACATTGAGAAGCGTTTGAAAATTGCCGAAATGCTCATGAAGGAAGAGCAACACCAGATTGCAAGAGAAGAGAAACTTCAGCAGATGCAAATGGCAAAAGACCAAATGCTTCAAAAACAAAATGAACAGCAAGCACTTCAGCAGATGCTAGGACAAAACGCACAAATGCTAGAGGGAGTAACTTTCAGTGAGTGATCTAAGCCTCTATCAAATACTTCAGATTGTCCGTGATGAGATCAAGAAGTCTCAGCTTGGAGAAGTCAAGAAAATAATCGGACCCGCCGGAGAAAAAGGCGAGAAGGGCGAGGTTGGCGGTCAAGGCATCCAAGGTCCAAAAGGAGACAAAGGGCCAAAGGGTGATCGTGGGCTAAAGGGCGATAAAGGTCCGAAGGGGGAAGACGGCAAGGACGGTAAGGACGGTGACGATGGTGTAGGCATTGCTCGCATTGAGCAGGAAGTAGACAACGCCATCGTGATGCACCTGACTGACGGCTCGAGCTACATGGTGGAGATGCCTCTTAGTGAGGGCGGCACTATAAGCGAGGTTCACTACAAGGCAATTGGCGGTGGTGGTGGCTCTGGCTCTGGTTCTGGTGGATCTGTTGACCTAACTGGCTATGTCAGAAGGCCAAACAGCAGTATGAATGACCAATGGCTTGCTTACAGGGAAGGATCAGACGGTTCTAAAACATGGAAGGAAATCACTACAGACCTTATTGCTGTAAACCCTAACCCCTTCCGCAATGACAAGGGCCAGTTCATTGGTACGCCCGAAGAGCTTGATAACCTCAATAACCAGCGTGACGTTAATGAATTCTTTTACACCGCAATCAACAACATCGAGGCCGGTGATGTAAACCTTGATGGCTACGCCACAGAGGTGTGGGTAGAGGACAAGCTGGGTGAGCTTCCCCCTGGCACGATTGTCTCAGACACGGCCCCCGCTGACTCAGAGGAAGGGCAGTGCTGGTACGACACTGTTCGGCTGGAGTTGTTTGTCTTTGCAATGAATGCATGGCTCCCGTGTTCGCCCTTGGGTGCGAGGGTTGAGCAGGGTGAGATATTACAGGCTCAAATCTTAAGCCGAGTTGAGGCGGGTGAGGTTCAGCAACAGACGTTGGTTGATACCAAGCTGGGCAAGGCAGAGGCCAACGAGGTTGCTAACAGTTTCCGCATCAAGGGTTCTGGCGGCACTTACATCAGCGCATCGGGTGGTGAGCTTGGCCTGTATCACGTTAAGTATCCCGAGGCAGAAACCCATGCCGCCACTATGGGGTACGTTGATGATGAGATAGCCAAAGTTTCCGGTGGTGCTTACCCCACTGCCACCCGTCCATTCAACATCAAGACTGACC